GTCGATGGTTAGTATCTTCATTGGAAGTACCAAACAGCTAATGCTGCAAGGGTTCCGCCAACGACAGCTTGTAGAACGAACTTATGTTCCACGTACCATGGTTCGGGGGCCGTGTCCCAGTGTGCGTCAGTATCTTCAACTGGGATGTTGACTGCTGCGGTTGCTGCGCGTTGCACATTTTGAATGCAGTGGCTTAACACTGCGTTGCGTTCCCAACGGTTTACCATCTTTGGCCCGCGGGTCGCGGTGGTTGGGACTTTGACCGGTGCTGGGAACTCGCCCAGCTTTACCTTTCGGTAGACGGTCGGCTTGCTCACCTTTGCGAGTGAGCAAACTTCTTCGATTGTAATCAGGTCTTTCATAACGTTCTCCGTGTAGGGTTACAAGGAGTAGTGTATGGGATTTTATAAGGTAATGTCAACCTTGGATGATACGTTGCCAGCACTTCTCGATTTCTGCGCTGCGCTTGAGGTCTTCTTCGTTACCGCTTTTTTCTAGTTGGTCTTGGAAGTCGGTGACGGCTTTGTTGATTTGATTGACGGCATATACCCAAGGTATTTCCGACACGCGTAGATTTAGGTCATCCATAGTTCACTCCTGTTTGTCGGCCTCGTAGGTATCCAGCTTCACGTACCACGTGCCGGGTTTATTTTTGCTATCTAAGATTTGCGCGTTCAGCCACTCGCCGGACTGTGCTTCGAGCCACGTGATGAGTTCAACGCGATTCATACTGAGGTCTGCTTTAACGAAGTCTGGCGCTTTATCGCGGGGTTTACTTGCGCGTAGGCCATTAACAAAGATCATATCTGCCATAGTTTCCTCTTTCTAAAAAGAATGACCCCAGCCGGGGGCAACCGTACTGGGGTCAGGGTCAACTACGGAGAACATGCTTACCATGTTCAAGCGTAGTATAAACATGTCGGTATGGGATAAGCAACACTTAATCGCATATTTCGCAAACATCTTCAGGATATTCGCCACCAGAGAGGGGATCGACAATAGAAAGTTGGCAGGATTTGCACCTGCGGAATAGCTGTGTGTCAGTCTTGCCAGTAACTTCAAGGTTTTGCTCACACTTCGGGCACTTATTTTTTACCAGATTTCTGTGAAACTGTCCCTGTTTCCCCTGTGCTTCTATCATTTGCAGTCTCCATGTACCACTCGAACACTAGCCGTAGCTGTCCGCCAATGGTTCTGCCTTCCTTTTTCGAAAGCTCTTTAATCTCTTCGTACACCTCTCGCGGAACGAGGATGCTTTTCCAGCGTGTTGTATCCATTAAACCTATCTCCAGTGCCCCCGGATATCTACGATAATATACGAAGATATATAAGAATGCAAGAAATCACTTAGCTTCACCCCATGAGGGGCCTATCTCTACGTCGCATTTTGACGGCACTTCGAGCGGTACAGCTTCTTCCATAACTTTGGCTACGGCATTGGCTTCATCCACTGTCTTTACAGACATGGCAATCTCGTCGTGTATCTGAAGCATGGGCAGTATTCCCTGCTTGTACAGATCGACCATCGCTTTTTTCGTCATATCCGCAGCAGATGCTTGGATTAAACGATTGAGCGCCTTGTAGGTGTAGGCACGTTTAAGACGGGTCGTGGGCCCATATTCGTCTACCGCTTCCCGGTAAGGCAGCGCCTTGTTCATGGCAAAGGTATCGGGTTCCCACAGATCGAAGCGACACTTACGGCCAAGCAGCGAGTGCAGCGAACCACCACTCGACTTCTCGTTCAGCCGGTTCATCACGCCCGTCATGAGTCCTTTAACAAAGGGAACGCGGTCATGGTATTGCTTGGTCAGGCTCTTCGCTTCTTCAACCGATACATCCAGTTGTTCGGACAGCTTGTTCACACCCATGCCATACATCATGCCAAGGTTGATCGTCTTGGCTTGTTTCCGCGGGATGTTAGCCATCTCCGCCACCATGGTATGGAAGTCCGTGTCTGGGTTTTCGTTGTAAGCCGACACAAACTCTTTCGCCCCTTCCAAAGGTACGCCTCGCATTTTTCCGTATACATGCGCATAATGGACCAAGATGCGCGGTTCCTGTTGCGAGAAGTCAATGGCCGCCCATTGTTCGCCTTCCTCTGGAAGAAACAAAGAACGGATCATTGGCCCCAGTTCAGGATCGCGGGCCGGGATTTGTTGAAGGTTCGGGTTGGACATTGATATACGTCCAGACACCGTGCCCCCATCGTCGGAACGGATTTGGTTTATATGGGAGTGTATTCGACCATCAGCGTGACAGTGCTTCATGATTGTGTTGATGAAAGTGCCGGATGTCTTGTTCAGGTTCCTAGCTTGGGTGACGAGTTGCGCGAGTGGATGCTCATGCTCTTGGAGGAAGAGTTTAGTGAACGACGGTGCGCCCTTTTCAGTGCGTGGGTAGTGGACGCCGACTTTATCGAACGCTTTAGCGAGAGACTGTGCAGCCCAGATTTCAACATTACTGCCGCTGATGCGCTTGATCTCCTTCAAGACTTCCCGTTCTCGCTTGAGCAGACTATCCCTAGTTCGCTCGACCTTATCCGTATCGACCCGGACGCCTCGCATCGTCATGTCAACAAGACATGGGAGGAGGTCAAGTTCGAGGTTAGCGATAGGCCACAAGCCCTCTTTGCCAAGTTGAACGGAGAAGTAATTCCAGAGTTCGAGGGTCAGTTCAGCGTCACCCTCCGCATACGGTCCAACGTACATGGCGGGCATCTTCCACATCTCTGCTTTCGGATCGACTCCGAACTCCCGCGCCGCCTCCACTAGACCTTTCTCAGACTTAACTTTTCCCAAGTGGTCGTAGGCCAGCGCATTCAAGCTGTAGCTGAAACGGTTTTCGTCCAGCAGCGATGCGATGACCATGGTGTCTATGATGCGGCCATTCACTTGAAAGCCCATCTGTTTGATCCAGCCCAAGTCATACTGTGCGTTGTGCATGATCTTATCGGCAGGACACTCGAATACTTTTTTAAGCCAGCGGTTGACTACCTTCTCATCAAGGTTGCCCCCACCGAAGTGTCGGATTGGAATGTAGCCAGACCAATCGTCTACTGCTACTGCGTAACCCACCACCTCACCGTCACCGGTAGGCCAGCCGGGGCCACTTGATTTAAGGTTCGGGTCGCGTGTTTCTACGTCGATGGCTATCTTTTTTGCTGACGTGATGTCCGGTAGTTCCAGCGGTGGTATCCACTCACTTTTTGGTGCGAACATGCTCATTTGTAGTTTTGCCATTACTGGTCCCCAATGATTTGGTTTTGTGTACAAACTCTGCTCCGAGAGCCGTGTACCCTGCTTTATCCACCCAAGAGTCTGCGTGGTCGATGCTTTCCACCAATCTGCTGGTCTTAACCCAGTCCATCATCAAGGCGACGTGCGCAGGCGTCAGTTCTCCATGAGTTGTCATTGCGCCTGTAACAATGACATTCCAACCAGCAGCAATTCGCTGATGATTAAACACGGCGTCTCCATAGTCTTGGGCCCGCGGGCCGTTGATTAGTTTCTCCGCCGCGTGGAGTAAATCTTCTCGTTTCATTCAATGTACCGTCTGGTTGAGGGGACCGAACACACACCATTCGTGCAGTTCCGTGTCCCACGTTAAGGTAAGACCGGGCATATCCTCATCTTTAATGAGAGGGTTATTCCAATCTCTTTCAGAGATTTCGTTTTCGTAGATGGCACCGTAGGTCTCTTCGGCCTCGTGCATCATCTCCATATATTTTTTAAAAGTTATCTTGCTCATAGGTCGTAACTCCTTGATACGTCTTCTGCGTCTACAATGTACAAGTTCTTTTTAGCACGAGTTACGCCAACATAGAAAACACGGTGTGTGTCATCGGGGCTTTTCTGGAATTGGTCATCGGCTGCTGGACTGAGGTCCGTGAACAACACGACGTTATCTGCTTCACCGCCCTTTGATCCATGGATCGTGGACGCTGTGATACGGGGAATGCCGTTAAACTTTTCGCCCCGACGTAGTAGAGCCGTGACATACGCACGGTCGGTATCGGGTAGCTTATCCATTGCAACGGACCAGATCATATCTTTCGTTGCTTTGAGACCATGGTGTTCGGTTAGAACGTCAAACGTTACTAGATCGTTATCATCAACTCCCGGCAGCTTTTTAAAGCCACGGGTTAAGCGTTCACCAATTGCCATGTAGCTATATATTATACGGGCAACTTGGCCGGATATTTCTTTTCCTTTGCGCAATTGCTCCCAACCGTTGACTGCCTCGCTTATCTTTTCGCTGATGGACCGTCTGCCGCGGTAGTTGAACAGGTAGCCGTTTGACTTCAGGTCATTAGCCACGGGCGTTAATTGGTATCCAGCCTGCGATAAAATCAACCAATCGCCTTGTGCCATGTCGAGGGAATTGATAGTGGTAATGCGCGTCACATTGCCGGGTTCTTCGCGGGGCTTATAATCTTTCGGAAACCTTCTGGCGATGCGACGCACGACATTCTCCGCCACATCATGCACACGTCTGGGTATTCGATAAGACTGCGACAGTATTTCTGAGCCGCCGGGTAGGTTAATGAAGTGGTCTACG